CGCGTGGATCGTATCAACCAGGCCTACCACATGTCCGACATGACTAATGACGACATTTTCAAGTTTACTGTAGCTTGTGAGTCAACCATTAGCCGCACGCATGTGTTCGGCGTGGCTGGTAACTACCCCAATCAGTACTGCGTCGCCGTATCTCAGCGAGCAGTCGACAGCCCTGCTTTCGACAAGCTCTCCGACGCAGTAGCACGGGTGTGGAACACATCCTTTGAGTTCGTTGATTCGATCTTTGAGGGTGTCTACATCCGTGCATCGGTCTCGCTTAAGGGGCTCAAGGACACCGCTGTTTCAGCCTTCGTTATCATCGAGGATACTGTTACGGACGCGTGTGAGTCCCTCCTACGCATCTGCATGTGGTGCACTGCATATAACTTCATGATCGCCAGCGTCGTTATCAGCTTGCTGATGTTCGTAACGCTCATCGCGTGGAAGGTTGTCGTGCTCACATATGTGGCAGGGAAATACCGTTGCGACATGGTCTTGAAAGAGGCTAAGAAGCAGTTCGGGTACAACCCACTCACTGTGATTGACAAGCGTTTCGGAAACTGGCAGTCTAGCGCTACCGGTTCGGTTATGCCGATTAACACAGAGAAAGCCACAACGCTCGTGGACTTGATTCACGTCAACACGGTTAGTGGTAAGCATGTCTATAAGACCAAGGAACACGGTAGTTTGCGCTTCGTTCTGCCTTGTGTAGAAAGTGAGCGTTCAATCGACAGCTCCAAAGTTTTGACTGCTTCCAAGCAGCATGCTCATTGTTGCGCCATCGTGACCGGGGAAGACGAATTTATTGAGAACGCCACTGTTGTCAGCTGTAACGGCCATTATTACATGGTCACAGCTCATCATGGCGTCATCGATGATGACGTCTACGTGCGCGGGATAGGTGCAAAGTTGAAGTATAGGTTGTTCGTAAATGGACAGCCCAACTCCACTTTGTTCCAGTCCCGCCATGTGCATTCCCAGGGCGACGTTGACGTGTTCAAGATCAGCAACTCATTCTCATCCCTTGTGGGTGTTAAGACGAACGGTTGCCCTGAGGTCAGGGCCAGCGGTGGTGCTTACACCAACCAGGGGTTGATTTTGAGATTTGTTCGGCCTACTGAAAACGGATACCAAAGCCATGTCAGCTCGGGTAACGTCGGCGGTATTGCGACCAAGGACACCAGCAACCAGTTTTCTGTTCAGCATACGTGCTCTACGGATCACGGTGATTGCGGCGCGGTCGCCGTCGAAGACGGAACCAACACAGCTGTATTGGTTCACACGAGTGGTTACACTAACCAGCCCCGTAACGCTGGTACTGACATCACTTGTGTGTTCGTCGATCTCAATCTGTTGGAGCGCATCGCTGCTCCCGCACTGGTTTACCAAGGCGATGATTGTAAGGTCGATAACGAAGACAGTGGGCGCATTCGTGGACGCCGGCTTCACGAGGACTTCCTCGATAGCGGCAGGCGCTTCCGTGGCGAGGTTCGCAACGGTTCGCGCTTTGCCGAGATGGAGTCCGTCGTGTTGTCGAACAAGGATTACGCCGCTCTGACCGACGCCCTCCTCACCCTCAGCAAGAAGCTTGAGGTTACACAGATCCCAGCCAAGAAAGTCTCTTTTGAGGCGTCTAAGTCGGGAAACGTGTCGGAGTTGAAGGCGACGGCAACTCCGGACGACAAGTCGCCTGGGCAGAGCGCATCCGTGCAACCATGCCCGCAAAGTGGGACCGCCTCTGGACAGAGTTCAGCGACCCCACTAGCGGCGGAAGGTGGGAAGAAGAATCGGAAGAGGGACAAGACGCCCCCTACCGAGGATTCGAAAACCTCCGAGTCGTCGGCAGATTCCAAGGCGTGAACAAGTTCATGCCCACGGAGAAGGATGACAACGACATCATTAAGGCTCTCCAAGAGCTGCCCGAGTTTGACTACTATCAGCCCGACCGCAGCGAGCTCAAAGCTTTGGAGTCGTTGGATTTCTATACTGCGTCACAGAAGGCCGACTGCTTTTCTGGTCCTCCCCCTGATGACATCAATGCCGCGTGGCGGCTGTTTGAAGAGTTGTCAGCTGATGAGGTCAGGAAACGGTTGGCTGATGATGTGTACAGCGGTTCCGAGAAGGACCTTGCGATTGCTTTCGTAGTCGCATCCGACGTGAATGCCACTACAAGCAGCCCGTGCGCGAATTGCACAACTTTCAACGAACTCGTGGAGGTCGTTAGGGAGAAGTTGTACACTTGCAATCGTGCTGCTGTCCCAG